GGAAGTGACAGCTGTAGGTCCTTAATATCCCGTGCGGTTTTAAGTCCTACACCAGGTAAAGAATCAGCAATCTGACGAGCTGATGCAAGGTTCAGATTTACCCGTGTGTCAACAGGGAATGTCTCTTTTTTAGTCGGTTTCGCAGGACGCACACCTTCAGATGCAAGTGACTCAGTCAGACGCTCTTCATCCTTGATCTGTTGCGTCGTAGCCTCCAGATGTGGTGTCAAATCCTCGTCATTGAGGTACAGGACTTCTTCATTAGCATCGAGACACATCTTGATGCCCTCACCATGCTGTGAGATAACTTCGACAAGTCCACCAGTAACTTTGTTTTGGTACAGCATAAAGACGTTAGTTCACAGCTATAGCATAACAAAATTAACTTTTGAAGCAATAAAAAAGCGGGCCTCAAGGACCCGCCATATACGTATCTGATCAAAGAATCAGGAGTCGCTTCCGCCGAGCTGAGAAGCGAAGTCAACCAGGCCCTGAATGTCGTTCCAGCTAGCAGCTGCAGCAGGACGCAGGTAGTTGACGCGGCAGACCAGGTAAGCAGCCCGACCAGCGGTGATGTCATCAGCACTGATGTTCACACCGTCACCAGTGATGGTGGTGTTAGCAACAGCGTTGAGGTTGTACACCTTCATGGTGGTATCAGCAGTCACCTTGTACATCATCGAGTTGGCTGCGTCGCCAGCTGCGATGGTGGAGGTCACAGAGGTCCAGAAGGGCAGGTCAGCAGCGGTAACGTCGCTAGTACCCTGAGCGATGCCAGAGGCACCAATGGTCAGGCTGGAGCTAGCAGCGGCAAGGCCGTTGAGCTGAGTACCGGGGATACCCAGGGGGTTACCGGAGTTGTCAGGACCCAGGAGCAGCACCTCAGTGTTGGTGCCAGCCAGGTCAGCAGTGACAGGGGAAGCAGGGAAGGTCGCAAGACCACCTGCAGGGATGTCCTGAGCCAGAGCCAGGGACGCGCCATAGATGTAGCTAGGGCGAGTAGCGTCGGCTTGGACAACCATGGAAGTCCGATCATCACGAACGCGGTCATCAGGACGGCGGTCGGGAGAAGGGATGGTGATGTCGAAGCTCTTGTAGCTAGCTTTATCGGCAGCTGCGTTATTGATTTTAACGTAGCCGATCAGCTCATAAGCTTCCACGCCGGGCAGACCATAAACACCTTCGGTGTTATAGGAGGACAGGCGAGAGATTTGATTACCGGGCTGGAGAATAGCACCGGCTTCAGCTTTGTAAGATGCCATTAGTTAAGTACCTCCTTTATCACTCAGTAACGGTGAAGGCGGTGGTCACGAAGTCCTTATTCAGGTTCGCGAAACCAGCATAAAGTTGCCAGATAAGAATAATGAAGCGACTGAAATCGTCGTTGTTATTAATCAGTACCTGAGCATTAGGGCCACCGATACCAACGCCAACAGCCTGAGGACCGAAGAACAGACCAGCAGGGGTAGTGCGGCTAGAAGCACCGTTGCCATCGCCAATGTCGACGGTAGCGGTCTTGTCGGGGAAGTTGGTGGACTCGAAGAAGCGGACACCTTCGAAGACGAATCCTGAAGGCATAATAGGCTCACCAGCCACGAATTGGGCTTGGCCGTACTGACCGCCCTGATACAGAGCAGCGTTGGGGGAAGCCATACCCATCAGAGGGTTGGGCTGACCCATCGCGGAAGCCTTGATCAGCACGCAGATCCTTCATGAAGGAGGGATCAGCGATACAGCGGTAGTAGCCGTCCTGGAACACAGGGACGTTACGCTTACGCAGGCTCTTGACGACGTTCAGAAGGTCGGTCTTGACGTTGAACTTAAAGCGCTCAGAGGCATACTCGGTAGCGGTGTAAGCTGCAACGGTTGCACCAGTCTTGGAATGGTCGTTAGGGTAGTAGTAACCACCTTGGGAGTCAGAAGACTGACCACGTGACTCGGACTTGAACAGCTCGTCCAAGAACACACGGTCGCGCCAACGACGATAGTCGTCCAGCAGAGTCAGAGAACCGATGGACTGGTGGAACATGTTGAGGTTCCCGGTGTCCAGCAGCAGACGCTGCGCGGTCATCAGAGTCTCGCGGGCAATCTTGAAGGTGCTCGGGAGGCTGGTGTTGTTCGGATCGGCAGGACCAGTGTATTCACGGAGTGACACCAGAACTTTGTCCTTGACGATAGAACGGCTGTTAGCAGTTCCGATCGTTTGGTCTTGGGTACGCTCGCGGCTGGTCTTCGTGCCGGGGTTACCGAAGAAGCGGTAACGATCCAGCTGCACGGTTTGACCAGGCTGCTTGGTGAAGTCGTGGACAACTACAGGCTCGCAGGCCATCTCCACGACATAAGCCGGATGGGGGCGGTATAATTCCGCGCCCAACAGCTTGGGAAAGTCGTTATCGATGAACATAGGAATTTCTCAGCAGAGTTTTAGTACGCTGATACTTGAGGACACATATCCTCTATATGGAAATTTTCATTCCATTACAAAAAATTATAGCAACAATTTATCAACCCGGATTATTTAAGGCATCAATTGGCGGCCTACTGCACGAGCTGCGCCAAGAGGTGAACCATCAACCATATTTCCAGGGTTATAAATGTTAGCCCCAACAGTTCCCATGCGTCCATAAGGGTTAATAAAACCATCAGCAGGTTGCATGGTCGACATTCCACCCTGGAGCTCAGGATCAATTGACGCCATGGCTTTAGCCATCATGGCCTTTTTTACAGCTTCTTTTGCTTTAGCGTTGTCCATCATTTAGATCCTTTTTTAGATTTGGGTTGCATTACGCCCATGGGTAGCTGACCAGTCATTGGCAACCGCTGCATCAAGAATTGCTGTGCATTAGCTGCAATTTGCTCTTGCTGGAACTCAGCTACGGCCATGTTGTTCGGCATAAACATTGCGTTCCGAGGGAGCGGAGAACCAGGAAGGTTCAACTTCAGATACGCACCATCCAAATCACGTGGCATCGGAGGAGTTGGAGCATTAGGAGATCCAACGCCAGCTTCCATGTCCTGCTCACGGTATGCAGAATATTCGTCAGTTTGGCCTAAAGCCACTTGACGTTGAATATCACCTGCACCAAATTGTACGAGACCAGGAGCACCGAGAGCTCCACCGGCAGTGCCGATTGCCTGAATAAAATCTTCAGCGCGTTTTCTAGCTCCTGCCTTTTTCTTTGCCATGATTGAATAAAAAATATGGGGGCAGTTTTACTACCCCCTTATTCTAAAACTAATTAAGTTTGATTATCACTCCATCACCAGGAGCTTGTCCCGGAAGATCTGAGGATTCTGCTGTGCAGAGTTCAGATAGCGCCATGCGTTCTGGGGGTCACGGTCGGCAACGTTGCCGAAGTTGTTCCAGAAATCACCAGCGTTAGCGGGCTGCTGAGGCTGAGGAGGGATGGGCATGGAGGGGCGCTCAGGTGCCACAGCTTGCTGTTGCAGCTGTTGTCCAACCTGGATGCCTTGGGGGTAAGCAGGTTCGTCATCCTCAACGGGGTGAGGACCATTCTCACCGAAGAACTCGCAAGTGTAATCTGCAAGAATGTCGGGGTCAGTCAGGATTGCCTCGTAAGCTTTATGCTCATTTGACAGGTCCTGAAGCAGGTTGACAGCCTCGTTGAGTTGCTGATTAGTAGTAATCAGTGCATCCTCAATTTGACAGGCGTAGTTGTTAAGAACCTGAGGTGCATCAGCACCAAAGTGATTAAGGACTTCAACGCTTTCCGCGCTTACTCCGGCTGCTGCCAGTTGCTCCGGAGTTATCTCCAGAGAAGTTTGGGAATAGTCGTTGGAATATGCCTGGTTGTTGTTGATCGAAGGCGTAGAAGTCTGCGTCGCCAAATTGCTGAACTGGAGACCCTGTTGGGAAGGGTAGCTGGCCGGATCGACGGTTTGGCTCTGAGTCGACTGTTGACCCAGGGACGGGAATTGGACGGGCGAACTCAGGAGACCCACCACCCGGTTGAATGCTTCCTTGTAAGGATTCTCCGTTTGTTGGGGTGCCTGGTACTGCTGGGATGCGTACTGAGTAGGGGTTGAGGCCTGCGGCTGGGCTGCCATCTGGGCCTGCATCTGCGGGGCTGGGGCCGTCACCTGTTGGTAAGGCGCCACCCACTGCTGG